CTTCAACATCTGCAAGAAAGACCGGTTTCTTAATTGACTCTGGCTCTAACACATTCATTGAGGGAACTCTTAATGTAAGTGGTGCAAGTACACTTAATGGAAATACAATCATAACAGGCTCACTTACTCTTTCATCATCTGCGGCAATCGAATTAAATGTAGTTGGTAACTCTACATTCACAGGTAGTGTAGCAGGTAATGTTCTTTCAGCAAGTATCACATCTAATACTGCATCAATTGATTTCAGTTTAGCAAATTACTTTGAAGTAACATCATCTGTAACTCCGTTGCATTTGAATGTAACAAATATAACACCAGGTAGAACATCTACTTTAATCATAAGTGCATCAGCAAGTTCTTCAATTCTTTTCTCATCAAATGTAGCACAACCATCGGGAAGTGCATATTCAGGAAGTGCAGGAAGTATTGATATTCTTTCATTGGTTGCATTTAATACATCAAAAGTAAATCTCGTATCAACTAAAGCATTAGTATAATGATATTTCAGAACTTCGGTTTTAATAGACAAAGAGTAGTAGGAGCTGCAGCACCATCGTTCAATTATGTAACGAGCGGTGCACAGGTGATTTATGACTTTGGAAATACAGCATCTTATCCTGGTAGTGGAACTACTGTATATGATGTAAGTGGTAATTCAGGACCATCTGCAACATTACAAAACTCACCAACATTTAGTTCATCTAATGGTGGTATAATGCAGTTTGCACAGGCATCATCTCAATATTGGGATTTTACTGGTACAATTGCTAGTTCTGCAACATTTATGTATATTTGGAAAAACACGGATGCTACTAACCAATTCTATTATGGTTATCCTACAAAATTAGGCGCATATGGATATATATTGACAATGGATATTGGCGGTTCACCATTTAATAAGCAATTAGCAGCAATTCCTTTTAGTAATACAGGTGCAGGTACCACTTTTAGTAATGCTTATGTAGGGCCAGCTGACATTACTATATTTCACGCATATTCATCAGTTGTAGAAAGTATATCAAGTACATCAACAACCGTGACGAACTATATAGATGATGGTTCTACTTTATCAGCATCAGAAAATAAAAACTTTAATAGAACAGGTGGGCCATCTACATCAGCTACAATTTATTTGAATAGAGATACGCAAGTTGGAGATAGATATGCAAATGGTGCATGTATGGCATATTTACAATATGATAGAGCTCTTTCACAATCAGAAATAGCACAAAATTATAACGTATTCGCATCAAGATTTTAAAAAATAATTACAAACATTAAAAACAATGTTATTATAATAACTGCATTTAAAAACACAAATTATGAACGCAAAGAAAGTATTAAGTAAGATAGTAGAATTCCTTTCTGCAGAAGAAGTGGAATTAACATATGCGAAATTAGCAGACGGAACTATCGTAGAATCACCAACATTTGACGTAGGTGAAAAATTAGAGATTGTATCAGAAGATGGTACTAAATCTCCAGCTCCAAACGGAACACATGAGTTAGCATTGAAAGATGAATCAGGCGATGAGAATCTTATCAAAGTAAAAACTGAAGATGGTGTTATCGTTGAGAGAATGAATGTAGAAATGGCAGATGCAGACGCATCAACTGAAAAAGTAAAAGATATCCCTGAAGCAGGAACTTATACTAAAGATGATGAAGTTGCTGACGCAGCAGGCTCTGAAATCAAAGGAACATTCAAAGGTGCAGAAGAAACAGAAGAAGTAGAAACTCTACCTGAAGATGCAACTAAAGAAGATGAAGACATGAAAAAAGACATGGAAATCGAATTAGGTAAGAAAATGGAAGACATGGCTTACAGAATCGAAGAGATGGAAAAGAAGATGGCAAAGATGGAAGCAATGATGCCAGCACCTGATGAGAAGGTGGCAGAAGAAGTAGAAGAGCAAATGTCAGAAGAGGAATTACCAAAATTAGATGGTGCTCCTGTTGATGAAGCATTGCAATTCTCTGTTGAAACAAATAAGAAAAATTTCGGTAAGAAAGTACAGACTCCACAGTCAACATTCTTATCTAAACTTTATAAGTAAAAATATTACAAATTTATTAAAAACAAGGAAAATGAAAACCAAACAAAATTTCGCACTTCCTACAATCACCACAACTTACGCTGGTGAAGCAGCATCAGGCTACATAGCAGCTGCTCTTTTGAGTGCAAACACGTTGGACAAGAAGCTTGTAACTATCATGCCAAATGTTAAGTTCAAGTCTGTTCTCCAAAAATTAGATGTTTCTGGTATTGTACAGGACGCATCTTGTGATTTCGTAACTTCAGGTTCAGTTGCGATTTCTGAAAGAATTTTAGAACCAAAAGAATTACAAGTAAACTTACAATTATGTAAGCAAGAGTTCGTAGACTCATGGGAGGCTTTGAGCCTTGGTTTCTCGGCTTTTGATGAAATTCCAAAGAACTTCAACGATTTCTTAATCTCTTACGTTGGTGGTAAGGTAGCAGAAGCAACTGAACAAAACATCTGGCAAGGAACTAACACAAATGGTTCTTTCACAGGTTTCCAAACTGCATTCTCTGCATCTATTGCAGCGAGTGGCTCAACTGCGGTATTAGCAGCAAAATCTGGAAGCATTATCATATCTGGTAGTGTAACTTCAGCAAACGTATTAGACAAATTAAATTCTGTTGTAAACACAATCCCTGATACCGTTTATGGTAAGCCAGATGTATTGTTGTATGTATCTACTAACGTAGCAAAAGCATATCAGCAAGCATTAGCAGGTGGTGCAATTGGAGCAAACGGATGGAACAACCAAATGAACGTTGGTGAAAAACCATTCAACTTCAATGGTATCGAAATCGTATGGTGTCCAGGTATGAGTTCTGACAAAATCGTTGCAGCACAAAAATCTAACTTGTATTTCGGTTGCGGATTGATGAACGATTACAATGAGGTTAAGGTACTTGATATGGCGAACATTGATGGTTCTCAAAACTACAGAATTGTAATGAGATTTACATCAGGTGTTCAGTTCGGTATCGGTCAGGACATCGTGTACTACGGTGCATACTAATCAATTAACTAACTAACAAAAAACAAAGTATATGTCATGTTTAATTACACAAGGACGTCAGGAAGTTTGTAAAGAAAGTATCGGTGGTTTAGCCGGTGTTTACTTTATCAACTACACAACTGGCTCCTTTACAAAGAACGGAAGTGGTCAAGTTACCGCTTTACCTTCAGGTAGCACGGTTTATTACTATGAACTTAAAGGTAATAGCACATATACTGAAACCGTAAACTCTTCAAGAGATAATGGTACTACATTCTTCTCACAAGAATTAGTTCTTAATCTTAAGAAACTTACAAACGAAATGACTACTCAATTAAAGCTTATGGCTTATGGTAGACCTCAAATCGTTGTATGGACAATGAACGGTGATGCATTATTGGTTGGTGAAAGAGAGGGTGCAGATGTAACTGCGGGAACAATTCAAACAGGTGGAGCATTAGGAGATTTGTATGGATATTCTGTTACCTTTACAGGTATGGAACAATTACCAGCAGCTTTCTTAAGTGGAAGTACAGTTACTTCTCCATTCGCAGGTTTGTCATCTCAACCAACTATCGTATATAGCTAATTCAGTATAGGCTAAAAATATATTAAACCCCATTCTTAATTGAGTGGGGTTTTTTTATTTATTTAAGTATGGAGAGATAAATCGGTGTTATTATTATATAAAACCCAGATAATGCTATCTTATTTTATATCTCAATCCAACGATTATACGTTTAGAACACAACCTACTGCAAGTAATCAGTATACAATGTCTCTGACTGATATGACAACATTGGAAACATTTAAAGGAACGATTACATCTATGAGTTATGAACCATACGAAAGTTATGTTTCATTTTCTCTTGCTATTAGTGGTGCAATTGTTGGACAAGAGTATAGAGCAGAACTATTAAACTCTGGCTCACTTACTCCAATTTGGAATGGTAGTGTGCAAGTATTTGCATCTCAATCCCTAGATAAATCAGTATACGAAAATCAGAACAGGCAATATATCTCTCATCTGAGCGAAAATAGCTACATAATAATGAAGTAATATGAAACTAAATCAAAAATTTTCAGTTATCAATGTAAATAATAATACTCTTCCAATCATTACGGAAGATACTAAAACACGTTATGGTTGGATTCCATTTGGTGTTTATGGACACGATGATTTCTTTGATGCTGTAACAATTGCATACAATAACTCAACAACTAATGCTGCATGTATAGAAGGTATCTCCGACTTAATATTTGGTAAAGGACTTTTTAGTAAGGATGAAGCGTTTCAGCAAGTATTAGAAAAGATACTTCCACAAACAGAAGTAAAAAGATTAGCATTTGATTTGAAACTATATGGTAATGCTGCACTACAAGTATATTGGAACGATGAACATACTAAAATCGTTAAGATGTATCAGGTGCCAGTTCAAACACTTCGTGCAGAAAAACTTTATTCTAATCCACGTATTGAAAATTATTATTATTGCACAGATTGGAATGACCAAAAGAAAGTAAGAGATAAAAAGAAGATACCTGCTTTCGGCACATCTAATGAGAAGATGGAAATACTTTACATCAAACATTATTGCCCAGGTCTTTACTATTATGCTTTACCTGATTATGTATCTGCATTACAATTTGCAGTATCAGAAGCAGAATTATCTAACTTACATTTACACAATATTACAAATGGTTTCTTACCGCTTGTAATGGTAAACTTTAACAATGGTGTACCTGCTCCTGAAGAAAGACAAACAATAGAAGATTTACTTCAAGCTAAATTTACAGGAACAAATAACGCAGGACGTTTTATGTTATCTTTCAATGATGATGTAGCAACGAAACCTACAATTGATACAATCTCTATTGATAATATGCATGAGAAGTTTCAGTATGTTGCAGAATATGCACAGGACAGAATACTTGTAGCACATAGAATTACATCTCCATTATTATTCGGTATTCGTACTTCAAATAATGGTTTCTCTTCACAAAGTGAGGAAATGAAAACGGCATTTAGTATTCTTCAAACAATGACTATTATGCCATTCCAAAATCTTATTGTAAATGCATTAGATTATGCATTCCAAATTGGCGGATACGATAGTAGAGAATTATACTTTGAACAATTAACTCCATTAGTAATTCTTTCTACAACAGCAGAAGAAACTGGTAAATCAGTAGCACAGGTTGAAGATGAAGTTAATGATTCAATGCAAACACCTGAAGAAGGTCAAACAGATGCAGAAACAAATCCAGATTCAGTAATCCCTAAACAAGATTTAGAGATGAGAGAGTTTATAATGCCTGCACATTTTAATAAAGAATACGAAATTTATAAATAATATGTCATACGCACTTTTTATTAGCAGAAACGATATAATTAAAAATTCACCATTACAGGGTGCAATTGATGCAGATGCACTTCTACCATTTTGTAGAACTGCGCAGGACAAGTATCTTAAAAATCTTTTAGGTACTGTCTTATTTGAATATCTACAAGCACAAATAGAAGCAGGAACTTTTGGTTCATTGAGTTCTTATTATCAGGACTTAATGGATGACCACATAAAGTATACACTATTATGGTATGCATGTGTGGAGTATATTCCATTCAGTTCAGTACAATTCAAATCTAATGGTGCAGTAAAACAACAAAGTGAACAGGGTGTTGCACCAACTAAAACTGAAATAGATTATCTTAAAAGTATGGCTCAAGCAAATGCTGACTATTACGCATTAAGATTACAAAACTATTTAATCGCATATTCAAATAATATTCCACAATACTTGGAGTCTGTTGGAAATCAAACACAGATATATCCTGACCAGTCGAATCAATATTTTGGAGGTATTCAATTATAAAGTATGGCTCAACAAATCGTACATAACACAGGTGTAAATTATTCACTCTATTACAATGTTCTTAATTATTTTAAAACAATAATGAGAAATCATCCTACTATCCAATCGGTAACGTATGGTGACATTGATACAATAGATGATAAATCTTATCCTGAATATCCATTAGGAAATATCTTAATAACTGATACATCCTTTGGAACATCTACTACTAATTTTACAATTCAGTTGATTGTAGCAGATAAACAAAAAGTCCTTAATAACGAATCATCAGGCAGTAGAAACGAACAAACAATTCCATTCTACGGGGTTGATGATATGGTAGATATACATGCAAATACACTTGCAGTTTTAAATGACCTGACCGCATATACCCAAAGAGGAGTGGCAGGATTTGAAATAAATGGTGATATAACGTGTACACCTTTTTCCGATAGGTTTAATAACGGACTCGCTGGGTGGTCGGCAACCTTTGAACTAACCACTCACAACGATAAAAACCGTTGTCTTTTTTTTTTAATTAACCCTTCGGGAAGTGGTTATATTATTGAGGATTGTGCGGATGGTGAAAGGTATAAAGCAGTTCTTACAGAGAGTGGTAGCATAGGACAAGTATTTGCAAGTAGATATTTTCCAAAATCAAATATCGACCTTACTACCTATTATGATTTGAATTGTTATACCATAGTAGATACATTTAGTGGTGAGGATGATTATGATTTTGTGAATTTACCTATAATGTATATACCACACCCTGATTTTGGAACTTGTGAATATTGTACCCTATGGACAAATCCGCAAGTGTGGGGAACTTCGCCAGCACAATGGCAAGGTTTTTGGGGAGAAATCAGACAATGGCAATTTGTATAAAAATGTAAAATAAAAATAGATGGCAAGTTTAAATAACTTATATATTTCACAATCTTATCAGGGATTAGTTCATTTTGGTTCTAATACTACAGCGTCAGCAACGTTAGGTGTTATCGAAGATGGATTAGGTAATTCGTTAGGTCTTTTCTTAAATAATAATGGAGACTTGAGAACAACTACCTCTGTATCTTCATCTACAATCGAAGCAACTAATTTAGTAATCAAAAATAAAATTGAAATTACAGGTAGTATTGATATAGATGGACCTGTAACTGCATCTTCTGCATTAATAGAAGGTAATCTTAATGTATTAGGTTCTCTTACTGCAAGTGCAATTTATACTCTAATAGAAAGTGCATCAATTATATATTCATCAGGAAGCAACATATTAGGTGATTCTACGGCAGATGTTCAAACTCTTAACGGAACTGTGATTGTGTCGGGAAGTGAGGAAATTACCGGGTCTCTGTCCGTTACAAACAATATCTCATCATCTACTATAAGTGGAATTGGAAATGTGACCCTATTTTCTCAATCAGTAGATGCACGTTTGGATTTTTTAGAGGGACCATTTAGTACATCTGTTGATAGTAGATTGGATATAGTTGAAGCAACTGCTTCATTATATGTTCCTTTCTCACAATCAGTAGATAGTAGATTAGATATTGTTGAAGCAACTGCATCACTTTATGTTCCATTCTCACAATCAGTAGATACCAGATTAGATGGATTAGAAGCAACAGCATCTTATTTAAATGGACCATTTAGTACATCGGTTGATGCCCGTTTAGATGCATTAGAAGCATTTACAGGTTCGCAGGGATTAGTAACTACGGCATCATTTCAAGCATATACGGCATCAATAAGAACCGAATTAGATGCAATTGAAGTTACAACCGCATCTTTAAATACATTTACACAATCTACTGCAATTAGTTTAACTGCATTGAATACAAATTCTGCAAGTGTTAATATTTCAATTTCAAATATTAATTCATTTACATCTTCTGCAAATAGTAGATTAAATAATTTAGAAGCAGCAACTTCATCTTATGCAAATTCTGCAAGTGTTGCAGCTGTTGATTCGGCTCAAAATATTAGAATAAATGGTTTAGCATCCTTCACAGGAAGTTATGCAACTACTGGCTCAAATACATTTAGGGGTAGTGAAATATTTTCTGGAAGTGTAAATGGACAAGTATTTCCAATTACAATTTCGACTAGTACAGCAAGTATGAATTGTAGTTTAGGTAATTTCTTTACTGTCACATTGAATTCAGGAAGTACAAGATTTGAAGCAACAAATATAACAGCAGGTCAAACCATTTCTTTAAAAATTCTTAATTCAACATCAGGCTCACAATTTACAGGAAGTGCATCAGTTAAATTCCCAACAGGATTTACTTATGTACCTACCGCAGTATCCGCATCTACTGATATAATAACATTCTTATCATTTGATAATTCAGCAATATTCGCAGTTGCTGCAAACTACTTCGCATAATTTATGTATATACCATTAACTTTTTCAGGGGCATTACAAAAATGTTTATACGCTAGTGGTGGATACGAAGGATATTTTATATCCGGCTCTACACAATACAAATACCATTGGTTTACAGGCTCTGCTAATTTAGAAGTGCAAAAAGGAACTATTGATAATGTAGAAATTTATGTTGTTGGTGGTGGCGGCGGTGGTGGTAATAGAAGCACTACCAATGGAGGCGGCGGAGGAGGTGGCGGAGGTGTTAATTATACCTACAACGGAAGATTATTCAAAGGAGTATATAATGTTGTTGTTGGAGCTGGTGGAGGAAACCAGCCGGCCGGGGGTACTGATGGATTCGCAGGTGCTTTATCATCATTCATAGGAAGTAATCTTTCTATGATTGCATTTGGTGGTGGTGGAGGTGGTGGTACAACATCAGCGGGAGGAACAGGTGGTGTACCGAATGGTGGAGCAGGTGGAAATGGTGGTACAAATGCAGCTGGTAATGGTGCTACCGGTCTTATAATAGATATTGATGGTTATCAATTCGGATTTGGATGTGGTGGTGGAGGTGCTGAAAACAACTCTAGTGGTGCCCCTAGTGGTTTCAGTTGTAATGGTAATCAATATGGGAGAGGTGCTGCAGCAAGTGGTGATTCAATAGAAGGTGCACGATTTTATGGAATGGGGGGTGGTGGCGGAAACGTATCTAGAACAGGTAAACAAGGTGGCTCTGGCTCTGTAATTATAAAATATCCCATATATGATTATTGTAGTAATTACTTTAATGAAACGGGTAGTTGTGGATGTAGAGAAATAACAATTGATATTAGTGACCCATTTAATTTTGATCCATATCAAACGGGTAGTTACATATACATGCCGTGTGGAGGAGATAGATTTGTTTCTGGTAGTTTAATAGCATACGCACCATTAGTAGCGTGTGTGGTATCAAATTCTTATTATTCAATAACTAGCGAAAGCGGATTCGGGGGAGGTGCAGGCTTTGCAACTTCCGGACCTGAATGTGTTTCTGCAAGTTTAACACCGGTTGCATGTTCTCCTGAAGCATTTGTACCAACATGCACATCTTCAATTGTAACAATATATAGCCCATCAGGAAGTGGTGGTAATCCGAATGATTTTTATTATGTTCAAAAAAATGAATCAACTCATTCATTATATACATCAACATCGGATAGAGTTAAGTATTTTTGTATTTCAACAGGTAGTTTATTCAATGGTAATCAAAGATATCCACAATTATTGAATGGTAATTTCGCAGCTTTATATAATACGGCAAGTTGCAATGTAGAAGACTTTGTTGCAAGTTGGGCTGGAAAGCCATCTGGAACAGGTACTACTACCTACACCTATTATGAATGTAATGGAAATAGAAATACAATTGCATTTTCTAGACCAAGCTCTAACTATACAGGGTCAATAACTGCTAGTCTTTGTAGAGATTTTACTGCACCAATTACATCTGTTAATACAGGTACACAACCGCCAAATGTTTCTGTAACAACGGCAGGTAGTTGTATTGAATCTTATTTTAGTGCATCTGCTTGTGGATGCCCTTAAAACAATATTATGGCAACACTATTACAAGTAGCACAAAGATTAGGCGATTTAGCAGCAACCAAAGCACCTAAAAAGACCGGCAATCTTAAAAGCAAATTAAGAAGTGCAAATACAGGTCGAAAGATATTAGGTGGAATGAACTCTGCTCAAGCTGAAAAAGCAATAATAGAAGACCTAAAAAGTGGTACATATACTTTTGAATTAGCAATTGATGTTGCACCTGATGGAGCAGAATATGGTCAATGGTGGAATAAACCGACAGTATCTAATACAGTCCGTAAAGGTAAAACCAAAAATATTCCTGAAGCGATAGATTTTGCAGAGAAAGCATATCTGGACCCTGGGTTTCAAGCCCTGTTCAATGAATACGTTGAAACGCTTACTGAAAAAGTTGCAGCAAGCATATCAAAGGCAATAGATAAGGAATTAAAGTAAGTATCAATTACAGATACGAAAAAATAGGTTATTATTAAAAAAAGATATGGCGTTATCCATTACTCAAACTCCTGCGGTAGTTAGTTTAGCACAATCACCAATTATATTCACAATCGCTGAATCTACACCTGTATATACATCATCCTCATTTCAATATGTAGGTGATTTATATTATTGGACAGGTAGTATGCAAGCATCGGCATCAGTAGCAGATTACACACTTGTTAAGTTTCCAAATAATACCAATGTAGGTATTTTTGATTTCAATAGAATAATTAATTCAACTCTTACAAGTCTTGCAATCGCTAATAGTTCAAATGTAACTTATTTTGCTCTTGATTTCTATTGGCAATATCTTTCAGGTAGTTCTTATGTGACAGGTTCGCATGTACGTTCCGATACATACAAAGCATTAGATGGATATGGAGTATTCCAAGAACCTATTTCACAAAACATTTCATCAGCATCTGTACATTGGCCGATGATGACATCAGGCCCTGCTACACAATCTGCATTCTTAACTAATTACGGAACATCAGGAGTATGGGGTGGTGCAAATGGTGGAGCACCTGTACCTACAAGATTAATTTATAGTGGGTCAAATGGTAATCATGGTGTATTCAATGTTTCATTCACTACATCATCAAATAATCAAATTCAACAATATCCTATTGGTCCAGATGAAGCAACATTCCCTATTGTAAACCAAACGGGTTTAGAATGGTTTACCGTTCAGGCATATAATGTATCTACACCATTAGGAACACCAATCAAATATAACATAGTTTGTAATCAAAAATATCCTAATGTCCGAATAAAATGGAAAAATCGTTTTGGACAATTTGATTATATGAACTTTGATATGGTAAATAGAGAATCTTTCTCAACAAGTAGAAAAACATATCAACCGCAATTAGGTACATGGGAAAGTTCTACATTTGGATATCAAAATTACGATACAGCAAATCAGGCATACATTGTAGATTCTAAACAAACTATATCTGTAAATTCAAATTGGCTATCCGAATCATATAACGATATTCTAAAACAATTATTGGTATCTGATGAGATATATTGGGTTTATAGTGAATCTGCAAATACCGTTAGACCTTTGACAATTGTAACAGAAAATATACAATTTAAAACAGGTGTAGTAGATAAGTTAATTCAATACCAATTTGAGTTCCAATACGGGCAACCATATAAACTCATAATGTAATGGGAATAATTAGTACACAGGCATTTACTTTCCGATTAATAGCAAACGGACAACAATTAGACATATTTGATGATGAAGATATACAATTATCAAATAACGTAACAGGTCTATTTGATTTAGGTGTGCTACCATCTGACTTTACTCGTCAAATTACTTTACCTGGTACAAAAGTAAACAATGCTTTCTTTGAGCATGTTTATGATATCTCTATTGATAATCCATTCCTTTTTGCAACAAATATTAAAGTGCCGGCATACTTTGATTTTGATTCTGTATATCTTTCGCAAGGATACTTACAATTAAATAAAGTAAATGTTAGAGCAAATAAATTTATTGAATCATACGAAGTAACAATATATGGTACTCTATCTTCATTTGGTAGAGATATCAACAGAAGTTTCTTAACTGAATTATCAACACTTTCAAAATACAATCACACCGCATCATACGATAATATTACAGCAAGTTGGAGTGGTGGATTATTTAATGGTGATATAGTTTATCCACTTGCAGACTATGGTTCTGGTTATCAATTCACACAAGGTAGTTTGGTAACATATGGAATGAATACGTTAGATGGTGCACTGACAGTACAAAACTTTAAACCTGCAATCAGAACAAAAGCAGTATTAGATGCAATATTCCAAGAAGCAGGATTTACATATTCTTCTTCATTTATTCAAAGTGGAGAGTTGGATGATGTGTATATGATTTGTAATTATGCTCTAAAATATCCTGAATTTAATGGTGTTGATTTGGAAACTTTTGGTAAAATAAAAGTAGGTCCAATATCAGGTAGTGGAATGACAGATACAAACCTAGCATCAGGTAGTTGGACTACACTAAATTGGTATAATGAATTAAGTGATGTGCAAGGTTTTTATAACGATGGAACATATAGAGTTACTAAAAGAAGTAACCTTTCAGGCGTACTAAACATAAATGTAAATGTTAGTTGCTCTGTAAATAATATGCCAGGAACATTTTCGGCAAATGGAACATGGGGATTAAGAATGGTACAAACAGGTAGTTTTACACCAGTAGCAACTGTTGCATTACAATCGTTTATTAATTTCTTTGACCAATTACAACAAAGTAGAACAGGCGGTATAAATACAACATACGAATTATCACAGCAATTTAAATTATTTGATATACCTGTTGGTGATTATTATTTTCAGATAAGACAATCTCCTAATGACCCACCACCAACTTCGCAACCACTTGTAACTCTGGATCCAGGTAGTACAACTAAATCTTATATTGAGATTAAACAAGTTGACCAAGCTGCTGATGGTAGAGTTATGGATATACCGGCTAATATGCCATTCGGTACAAATGGGATTAAGCAAATTGATTTC